ACAGCTTTAACTGAATCAGATGGTTCTACAGGAGCCACAGTTGCAACAAGAGTTATTATTTTTGGTGCAGAATCTCCAGAAACAATTTCAGGAAATAAAATTGTAACTTTTCCAGTTGGAATAGAAAATTTTTATCTTATAAAAAATAGCACATCAGGTTCATACACAGTACAACTAAAAGCAGCGTCTGGTTCAGGTGCAACAGTTACTTGGGCAACAGGTGATAAAGATTGGAAGCTAGTTTATTTTGATGGTGTAGCAACTAACACAGGAGTTTATGATGTTGGTTTTGGTGCTGCAACTTCTCCAGGTGGATCAGATACACAAGTTCAATTTAATAACTCTGGATCTTTTGGTGGATCAGCTAATTTAGTTTGGGATGGATCAAATCTTAATATTGGTGCTCAAGGAGATCTTAGATTACAAGATTCAACTGGTGGAGAATATATTGCACAACAAGCAGCAGCCACTACAACATCATACACAATTACATGGCCAGCAGGAGTAGCAGGTGGTAATGATTACGTTTTAAAATCTACATCAGGTGGAGTTTTATCTTGGGGTGAAATATCAGGTGGAACTTCATGGCAAGCAGTACAGACTTCTACACCTTTTACAGCAGTTGCAGGAAATGGATATTTTATTAATACTACAAGTGGTGCAATAGAAATGGATTTACCTGCAGGAACTATTGGAGACGAAGTATCTTTTATAGATTATGCAGGAACATTTGATTCTAACGCACTTACAGTTGATCCAAATGGAAGTGAAAAAATTGCAGGATCTACGGATAGTTTAACAGTATCAACAGAAAGAGCAGCTAACACATTAGTTTACGTAGATAGCACACAAGGCTGGCTCTTAAAGAATAACTAAGGAGCTTAATGACGGTATATAGAACTCTTCAAGGATTTGCTATCAAATCTTATGCAGGTGATCCAGCTAATCCTAAAGAAGGACAAGTTTGGTACAATTCAATTACAAAAAAATTAAGAGCTAGAAATAATTCAGCTACCATAACAATTACGACTTCTTAAAATTATGAGTACTTATAAAGAATTAGTTGGAAAATATGTAAGATCAGAATCAAGTGATCCCCCTACAGCGTACGCTGAAGGTCAACTTTGGTATAATACAACCAGTAATACTTTTAAAGCAGCTCCTTTAGTAGGAGCATTTTCAAGTGGTGGAAATTTGCCTCAAGATTCTAGAGGTGGTGGATCTGCAGGAAGTCAAACGGCTGCATGGTATGTAGGTGGATTACAATATCCATCAGATACAAAAAATAGAACAGATGAATATAATGGTTCTTCGTGGACAAACGTAAATAATTTACCAACTAATACTTTTGTTTGTCAAGCTTGTGGAACTTTAACCGCAGGATTAATTTTTGGTAGTAACCAAGGTTATGGAACTGTAACTGCATCATATGAATATGATGGAACTGATTGGACTGCAGGAGGATCTTTACCTTCGATAGGACCCGCTTACGGGGGACCTGGTGGAGGAGGAACTCAAACAGCTGCAGTTGCATGTGGAGGATATGGTGACCCACCTCCAGGAGTTACACAGGTAATGGAATATGACGGTTCATCATGGACATCTAATCCTAATTCATTACCAGCAGGAAACTATAATCAAGCATCAGATGGAACCGCAACAGCTTTATGGCTTGCAGGTGGAGCTAACGTTACTACAGCAACTCTTCATTTTGATGGCACAAGTTTTACATCTAGCGGAGCTATGGCTACAGCTAGACCTTCTGCTTGTGGAGCTGGATATGGATTACAATCAGGTGCAATAGTTGCTGGAGCAGAAGGATCAGGAACATCTACAGCAAGTGAACAATATAATGGTTCTACTTGGGCTACAGGTCCTAGTATGTCTCAAGGTAGAAAATATGGTTTAGGTTCATCTAGATCAGCAGGAAGCACAACAGGATTTATTGCTGGCGGAGCAACACCACCAAATCCTAATACTAATAAAACAGAAGAATTTGCAGAAGTAGTTACTGTACAAACAGTATCTTCAAGTTGATAATGAAAAAAATTTATAATATAAGACTAATAACAAAGGAATAAAAATTATGTCACTATTTATATACGGAACAGCTACAAACACAGGAAAAGATTTCTTTACTCGTCAAAATAGATTAGATTTTTTTCTAGCATCATATCCAGGAAATGTGTGGGTTATTGGTAATAACGAAAAAGGTGCTGTATGGTTAGCTGGTAAAAATGGCATTACAAAAACAAAAGCAGAAGCGCAAGCTATTGTTGATGCAGAAATAACTGCAGCTCAAGCAGCTTGGGATGCTCAGTCTGATGAAGAAAAAGGTATACCAAATAATTTTAGACCAACAAATATAACGTTACCGTAAGGAATTTATAATGTCGACGTACAATGAACTTATTGGATTAAAAGTCAAATACCTATCAGCAGACCCCCCTAGTCCAGAAAATGGTCAAGTATGGTATAATGCAAGTACATTGCGTGTTGCAGGTGTTTTTGGAACTGGGGTATGGTCATCTGGTGGAAATTTAAATACTGGTACAAGTAGTAATGCCGGTTTTGGAATACAAACTGCAGCTATTTCAGCTGGTGGAAATACTAGAAACGCACAATCAGAAGAATATGATGGTTCGTCTTGGACAAGTCTTCCAGCAATGAGATCACCAGCCCCTCCAGCATTTATATTTGGAGGATGTGGGACAACTACTGCAGGAGTTACTGCTGGTGGTATGCCAGGTGGCTCAGGTCAAGTTGCAACTACAGATGAATATGATGGTTCTTCTTGGACAGGCGGTGGAAATATGAATACTGCAAGACAAGGCCCTAGATTATTTGGTACTTTAACAGCAGCTGTAGTAACAGGTGGTAGAGATGATCCTGGAGCTGCAAAAACTTCAATAGAATTATATAATGGAACTGCTTGGACAGCTAGTCCTCTTAGCATGAGCACTAGTAGAGATGGTCACCAATGTGCTGGTACATATACTGCTGGACTGGCGGCAGGTGGTAATCCAAATCGTGATGAAACAGAAGAATATGATGGAGAAGGTTGGGCATCGGGAGGTACTCTACCAACAAGTTGGTCTCATGCTTCAAGTGGAGGAGTTCAAACTTCAGCGATATTAGCTGGAGGATATAATCCTAGTACAACTAATAATGCTGCACAGTATGATGGAACTGCTTGGGCTGCAATAGGGAATATGGCAACAACTATTTCAGACGTTGCTGGATCTTCAAATACTCCTACTAATAGTTCGTTTGTAGCTTTTGGTGGAGCACGATCTGGTGTACCTGGAGCTACTAATACAGAAGAATTTACACAACCAGTAGGGACTGCAAGCATATCTACAAGTTAACTTGACTTATAATCAGCAATGGTTATATTAAAACTATTCAATGAAAGGAATACACAATGAGTGAAAAAAGAAATATACATGCGTTAATAGAAAAAGAAGCTCCTAGCTTAAATAATTTGCTTGACCCAAATGATGTTAAAGAGTTTAAAGAAATGACATCTGAGTTAAGAGATACTTGGACCAAGAAACAAGTTTTTAGAACTGAAACAGAAATGAGAATGTCTGTTTTACAAGATGCAAAGTATCCAACAAAAGCTTCTAAGTATTGGCAGTGTGTTAGAGAACAAAATGTATTTTTAGAAAATTTAATGTCTTTATCTTTTGATGCTAGACGTAATGAAGTTAAACTTAAAAAATTAAAACAAAAATTAGAAACTGAAGAAGATCCATTAAAAAGAGAACTACTTCAAATAGACATAGATGAAAAAACTTATTCTGTTGCTAACATGCAACTTGTAGCACGTGATAGAATGAGAGAAATTAAATTATGGTCAACACTTAAAAAAGAATTTAATGATGGTTCGTTTGATGACAAAGATGTTAACAGACATCAACTAGAATCTTACCATCAAATTATGAAAAACAAAGCAGAGACATTAACGTCAGGCTCATCACAACCAGAAGTATTTAATGTACTTGGACAATTACAGACAATAGAAAGAGTTAAAAAATCAAAAGAAATGATTTACAACAAAAAAGAACAATTGACTAATGACCTTGGGGCAAAACCAGAGTGATTTTAATTTTATATTTTTAGGTCAATCGGTATTAAAATACCAAGTACCACTTGATGTATATAATATAATTAACCATATTTATGAAACTAAATATCCAACATTACCTCCAGCTAATAAACAATTAGTTGGTAAGATAGAAAAAGAACATAGTTTGTTTTATATGGGTGATGACTCTTCTAAAATGAATAAACATAATTATTTACCTAATAATGTATTGGAATGGTTTGAACAAAAATTTAAACATTATTTAGAGTTTAACAAAATTAAACAATATAATTCACGTCTTAATTCTGTGTGGGTTAACACTATGTTTGAACATGAATATAATCCAGTACACGTGCATCAAGGAACATTATTTACAGGTTTATCTAGTGTTATGATTTTAAAATTACCACCAAGTTTTGGCGTAGAATACTCTGCAGCTGAACAACCACAAAATGGCAGACTACAAATATTAGGTGCAACTAATGGACATTTTGCACATGTGGACTATCAACCAGAAATTGAAGAACGAGACTTTTTTATATTTCCATATGATATGAGACACTGTGTATATCCTTTTAATGGTCCTGGATATAGAAGAACACTAGCTGCAAATATGGATGTTGACCATGACCCAATTAGAAATAGAGGAGTAAGTTAATGTACGAAAATAAAATAATAACAGAACCTAAATGGAAAAGTTGGATAGTTCAAACTACTACACCATTGTTTACACCCGATCAATGCAGACAAATTATTGCATCAGGTAAAGCTCAACAACCACAAAAAGCACAGGTTGGTATGAATAAACCAGGTGGTGGTACAGATACAAGTAAAAGAGTTACAACAATATCTTGGATACCATTTAAAGAAATGGGTCACATGTATCAGGACCTTAATAAATTTATACAAAAAGCAAATGAAAACCATTTTGGTTTTGGCGATATACAAGTAACAGAAAATGCACAGTTTACAGAATATCCAGAAGGCGGGTTCTATGATTGGCATATGGATTGTGATGTGAACATGCAACATGAACCACCGGTTAGAAAAATATCAATGACTCTTTTGTTAAATGATCCATCAGAGTTTGAAGGTGGTGATTTAGAGTTAATGGCACCAGGTAAAATTGCAGAACTTAAACAAGGTCATGCAATTATATTTGCATCTTTTTTAAATCATAGAATTGCACCAATAACCAAAGGTGTTAGACAATCTTTAGTTGTTTGGTTTGGAGGCAAACCTTTTAGATGATTAAAGAACAATTTTTTCCAACAACTATATATGGTAAAGATGTTAAATTAGACAACCAACTTTTTACTAACGAAATTGTAGAATGGTCTAAACGAGACCCTGGTTTAAAAAAAACAAACCGTAATGGTTGGCACTCTACAACTGAAATGCATAAAATATCTGTATTCAAACCTTTAGTAGATGAATTATTTATAATGGTGCAAGATATATGGAAAGAAGAATGGTTAGATCGTAAACCTATGTTAGGTAATATGTGGGCCAATATAAATCCACCAGGAGGATATAATGCTCCACACATACATCCTAATAGTTTATTTAGTGGTGTATATTATGTGCATGCACAACCTAATTCAGGAAAACTTGTTTGTAATGATCCAAGACCAGGAATACAAACAATTCTGCCAGTAAAAAAATCAGGTCAACTACCAAAACATTTGTGGAAAGAAACTTATCTAGACCCTAAACCTGGTAGAATTATAATGTTTCCTGCTTGGTTATGGCATAGTGTTGAACCTAATCAATCAAATGATATAAGAATATCAGTAAGTTTTAATTTTATACAACATGGCTTTCAATAAATATCACGTAATAAAAAATGCAATTAACTACGAGTTAGCTAATTTTGTATTTAACTATTTTCTTCTTAAACGAGATGCAGTAGATTTTATGTACAAAAATAATATAACTTATGACTCAGGTATGTTAGGTTCGTGGAACGATAGACAAATACCTAATACTTACTCCTGTTATAGTGATTTTGTGATGGAAACTTTGTTAGTCAAAGTTTTACCTGTAATGCAGCAAGAAACAGGATTGGATTTAATCCCAACTTATTCTTATGCAAGACTATATAAAAATGGCGATGAATTAAAAAGACATAAAGACAGACCTAGTTGTGAGATATCTACAACACTTAATTTAGGTGGAGATCCTTGGCCTATCTTTATAGATGGTACAGGACAAAATAATGTTATAGATGAATACAAAAATATACATAAACCCAACGCTCCAAAAGGCACTAAAGTCTTGCTTGAAGTAGGCGATATGCTAGTATATAGTGGTTGCGAACTCGAACATTGGCGAGAGCCTTTCGACGGGAACATTTGCGGTCAAGTATTTCTACATTATAATCATGTGAATGGCCCATTTGCTGATAAAAACAAATTTGACGGCAGACCTATGCTAGGTCTACCATCATTTGTAAAATAGTATTATAATGAGGTTATATGTTACAAAAACTAGGATTCCTACCAGGGTTCAATAAACAAGTTACATCTACAGGTGCTGAGTCTCAATGGATAGATGGAGAAAATGTTCGTTTTAGATATGGTACTCCAGAAAAAATAGGCGGTTGGCAACAGTTAGGTGAATCAAAACTTACAGGAGTTGCAAGAGGTTTGCATCATTTTGTAAACAAAGCATCAACAAAATTTGCAGCTATAGGCACAAACAGAATTTTGTATGTATATTCTGGTGGTGTATTTTATGACATTCACCCATTAACAAATCCATCAGGCACAGCTATTACTAGTGCATTTAGTACAACTAATAATGATCCAATTGTAACAATTACTTTTGGTTCATCTCACAATTTTCAAGCAGGAGATATAATATTATTTGGTGATGCTTCTACATTTAGTGCAATTACTAATTCTAATTTTGGTGCAGCTGATTTTGCTGATAAAAAATTTATGGTAACTAGTGTACCAACTACAACAACTATAACTATTACAATGCCATCAAATGAAACTGGAAGTGGTGCAACTACTTCTGGAGGAATTACTTATTATCAATACTATCACGTAGGACCTGCTGAACAAATTGGAGCTTTTGGTTGGGGTATATCTTTATGGGGTGGTAGTATTTTAGGATCAATAACAACAACTTTAAATGGTGCATTAGCAGACGACACTAATGGTAATAATAGTTCTGCCACAGAAATTACATTGGCTAGCACTACAGGCTTTCCATCGGCAGGAACTAATTATATTCAAGTAGGCACAGAAGAAATATCTTACACAGGAATTACAGGAAGTAAATTAACAGGAATTACTAGAGCAGCTAGAGGATCAACTAGATCTTCACATTTAAATGGTGCAACAGTTACTAACACATCTAGTTGGACTGGGTGGGGATCAGCTGCAGCCAACACAGACTCAGTAACAGATCCTGGTCTATGGTCATTAGATAATTTAGGGTCTACACTAATTGCATTAATACATAATGGAGAATGTTTTGAATGGGATGGTGATGCAACTAATGCTACAGCAACACGAGCTACAATTATTTCAGGTGCGCCAACAGCATCACGTGATATGTTAGTGTCAACTCCCGATCGTCACTTAGTATTTTTTGGAACAGAAACAACTATTGGTGATAAAACTACTCAAGACGATATGTTTATAAGATTTTCTTCTCAAGAAAATATTAATGATTATACACCTACAGCAACTAACACCGCTGGTACACAAAGACTGGCTGCTGGATCACGGATCATGGGAGCTAAACTTGGTAGAAATGCAATTTATATTTGGAGTGACACATCACTATTTACTATGCGTTTTGTAGGTCAACCATTTACATTTGCGTTTGAACAAGTTGGTAACAATTGTGGATTGATAGGTATGAATGCAGCTGTAGAAGTTGATGGTGCTGCTTACTGGATGTCTGAAAATGGTTTTTTTAGATTTACTGGTAAACTAGAATCTATGGACTGTTTAGTTGAAGACTATGTTTATGATGATTTAAATACAACATCTAATCAATTAGTTTATTGTGGTATTAATAATTTGTTTGGTGAAATTACTTGGTTCTATCCAACATCTACATCAAATGTAAATACAAGATCTGTTACATATAGTTATCTAGATTCAACAGCAAAACGTCCTATCTGGTTTACTAATGCAAGCACTTTGTTTCCTAGAACCACTTGGGAAGATTCATCTGTGTTTGGCTTACCTCATGCAACAAAATATGATGCTGGCAATGATACATCGTTTGATGTAACAGGTAATACAGATGGTACAACAATTTATTTTGAACACGAAACAGGAGTTAATCAACAAGAAGCAGCATCAACAGCTGTTGCTATTCCAGCTAACATCACATCTGGAGATTATGATATTACACAAAAAGTTGTAAGAGGAGCTGCAACTAATTTAGGGGACCTTAGAGGTGATGGTGAAAATATTATGAGAGTAAGCCGGATTATTCCTGACTTTATAGCTCAACAAGGAACTTCTATTATACAATTAGATTTAAGAAATTATCCTAATAATACTGCAGCCAGTTCATCACTAGGACCATTTAGTATTACATCGAGCACAACAAAAGTAGACACACGTGCAAGAGCTAGAGCGGTAGCTCTTACAATATCCAACACTGCAGTAGATACTAGTTGGAAGTTAGGGACTTTTAGGTTAGATATACATGCTGGAGGAAGACGATAATGTCAGTAGATAAAAAAGTTAGATATGATGTACAAGGTGGTGTTAAAAATTATCTTGGTAAACAAAAAGAAGTTAAAGCTCCTTTAAAATGGCAGTCTAGTCCAGACCATCCTACAACAGAATTAGCTTATATTACAGAAGCAGAAAAAAATTTACTTATTAAATCAGATTTACACGGCTCATTAAAAGGTGGTGTTAACAGAGGACCATCAGGTATTATGAGTTTAAACGGGTGGGGATCAAAAGATTCTGCCGGTAATGAAGTTGGAATGTCTGGCGCTGCAACTAGTGATGCAGAAACAGGAAGAAATACATCTAACACTATGGCTGAAGGGGCTTCGTATAAAGACGTACAGGATTATCAAGCTGGAGCAGTTGCAGCTGGAGCAGGGCAAAGAGTTAACCCTGGTTTTTTTGATAGTAGAAATACTGTAAGTCCTGAAGTATTGGCAAGAGCAAAAGCATTTGCACCAAAAGCTTATAGTAAAGGAAGAAGTAGTGGCTTAATGGATTTTATTTCAGGTGGTGGAATAACGGGCGGAATTATTAGAGGTATAGGACAAGCATTTGGTTTAGGAAAAACATATGATCAACCAACTTATGATATGTCTGGTTATAATAGCTTAGGTTTAGGTGGAACAGGACAAGAAGGTTTTGGTACACCAACAACACAAGGTGACTATGATGTGTTAGGAAATAAAATTGATGAAATTACAGGTGAAATAACTTCTCCTTCTGGAGCAAGTCTTGGTTTCTTGGAAGGTTATCCTGGTCAAAAAAGTGGCATAACAACAATTCCAACTGGAGACGGAAAAAGTAGAGAGTATGTTGATTTAATACAAAAATATATTGTACCAACTGAATCAGATGTAGAACTTAATGATGGTGCTTTTGAATCAAGATTTTTACAAAATAGAACACCAGAAGAAAAAAAAGCTATTGAAAAAATGATAAATGAAAAATTTAAATATAACTATGAGGATTTTTAAATGGCAAAGATAGTACAATCATTAACTAGAGCAAGCGCAGAATACGAAGAAGACGTAGCTCAAAACTTAGTAAGAGATTTAGATGCCGTGTTAGAAAAACTTAACACTACTTTTCAAGAAGAATTAAAACAGGAGATAGAAGCTAGAAGTTTCTTTTTAGATTAATGGCAGTAGTAAACCAATATAAATTTGTAGGAGTAGATAACAGTACAAGTGGTAGTGCACTGACACCTTTTGGTTCTGGTAATCCATTAGTAAGTGAAACTTATGTTATTAAATCTATTCTAGTTACATCAGCCGGTACACCTAGTGTAACTGTTTTAAATAATAGTATTACAGCTATTAAATCTGTGCAATTAACAGCTAATCAAACAAAAGAATTATTAACTCAACCGTTAATATTAGAAGGTGGCAAAACTTTTACAGTGCAATCAAGCACAACAGATTCGTTTGATGTAGCTATTAGCTATCTAAACATTAAGAAAGAGGTAACAACATAATGACCGATATACCAACATTAACACCAGAAAAAATTATAACTAAAATAACTAATAAAAAAACAGGAGAAGTTTACGAGACTGAAGAGGCTTTAAAAGCTGCAAATATACCTGAAGAGGACGTGCAAAGAGATGTAACAGTTATCATGCCACCTCTTGATTTGTTTGCAAAAACCAAGTAGTATGAGAAACTCTATAAAATAAGGCAATTATGGCAATAACCGATATACAAATTTTAGAAGAATTAGAGACTAGCGCACCATCTATTAAGTATAGAGGGGATGAAGGTCCTAAATCACCACAAGAAGAACAGATGATGATGGCTGATGCTATACTAAAAGAAGAATACAATAAATACGTATTTGATTTATTAGAAATTAGACCAGAAGCTACACCTATGACAATAGAAGAATTTAGACAAATGGTTATTGCAGAAGGACAAATGTCAGGTGGCCAACCATTACCACAAGATCCAACAAAACCAGTTAACCCTTTCCAACCTAAACCAACAGGACCCGTATTACCTGACAGACAAATGGCAGCGTATGGTGGTATCATGGGTTTAGATAGAAGACGTAAATATGGATTAGGAAGTTCACTTAAAAAAACAATTAGAAAAATTATACCGAATGAAGTAGCAGCAGTTGCAGAAAAAGCTGCACCATTTATTGCATTAGCTGCACCACAGTTTGCATTACCTGCAGCACTAGCTGGAGGATTAGGAAGGTTTGATAGAACAGGGAGTATAGGTAGTGGTCTTAAATCTGGTTTAATGACTTATGGTTTAGGTACATTGTCTCCTGGATTACCTGGAGTTAGAGATATGGGACCTAAAAGTGGAATGTTTACTACTCAACCTTTTGATGGACAATATAATATTTCTAATTTATTTAAAAATAAACAAGTATCTCCAGATAAAATAGGTTACGGAGAAGGTAAAGTAGATCCTAAATTAGCACAAGCTGTGAAAGATCAACCTACTTTTGTAGAAAAGATTACTAATAAAATTTCAGACTTTATTCCTGAAAGCACACTTGGTAAAGTAGCTTTAGGTGGTGGTGCCATAGCTTTAGGAACACAATTATTAGGTCAAGGTCCTGAAGAAACTGTATCAGAAATCATGGACCGTGGTGAAGGATTAGATTTAGATAGTATTAGATTAGAAGTAAGAGAAGCATTTAAAGATGAAACAGGTCAAAAACTATTAGCACTTAGAAACAAATATCCTTATCTTGGAACACAAGCATCTAAAGATGTAGCTAACATGGCTATGGGTGGTAGAATAGGATATCAAGATGCAGGTCCTGTTCTTGATAAACAAACAACAAAAATGATTTTAGATATGTATGGAAGAGGTATGGATATAGATACTATTCAAACTATAACTCAACAAGATCCTAACGCTATCAATGCTGTAATAAAATTAAAAAATATATCTAGACAAATGCCTAGAGAAAAACTACCTCAAGATAATAGAATCGACGATCCTTTAAACAGAGCTTACGGTGGAAGAATAGGTAAAGCCGAAGGTGGGATCATGGACCTTGGTGGTATGGAAAAAGATTATAGAAACACAGGTGGTTTTGTAGACTTAGGAGCTAAAGAAAAAGCTGACGATGTGCCTGCAAGATTAAGTGTAAATGAGTTTGTATTTACTGCAGATGCTGTTAGAAACGCAGGTGGTGGAGATATAGATAAAGGCGCAGAAGTTATGGAGAACATGATGAAAAATTTAGAAGCTGGCGGACAAGTGTCTGCGGAGTCACAAGGTGTTCAATCGTTAAGAGCTGGTGGTAGAGCAGGTTTTGCTAATGGTTTAACAGTAGATACTGATAAAGTAATAGAAGATATTAAAAAGTTTTCTATACCAGGTTTAATAGGTAGAGGTGTTAAAACAGGGGCAGATAAAATATCTGATATAGATCTAGAAACAATTATAAAAGTAGTTTCTAAAATAACACCAAGTGGAATGGTCATGGAAAAAGTAACTGATTTTTTAGTAGATAGATATGGAATGTCTGTAGACGAAGCACAAATGAGAATAGTAAATAAATTAGGTACAGATGCAAACGAAGGTTTTAAACAACCATCAGGAACATCGGACGAAGGATATAGAATGGTTGGTATAGAATCTTCAGCAGAAGATACTTCTGATATTCCTATAAGAAATAGATTAAAAAATATTTTAAGTAGAGCTCCTTCTATAGAAATGCCTAGACCAAAGAGAAGATTTCCTGATATGGATCCTGGTTTTACAATACCAAAACCACCACTATCACCAGATGCTACAAATTTAAATCCACATCAAGATATTAATCCTTTACAAACAATGGAGTTTAGAGACAGAAATGGTAATGGTATTGAAGATAGAGCAGAAGGAATATATGACTACGATCGTGATCTAATTCCTTTTAATCCAAATAGAAATAAAAGATTTTTACCACGACCTTCAAGAAAAAACAGACTAGAAGAGATGTTTAACACATCGGAAAGATTAAGCGAGGTAACAGGATAATGGCTGTACAACAAACACAAATGCTTCCACCACAATATGTGGAAGATTTACAAAAAGATGTAGGGACACAGTTAACAGCGTTAACTGCTGCACCATTAGATACGTCAAGATTTGCACCACAAGTTGCAGCTCAAGATGCTGCACAAACATCAGCATATAATTTAGCTACAACACAAGGTCAAGGTATTGGTGCGTTCTCGCCTTATATTACACAAGCAGGAGCATATTCAGGACCAACTGGTTATCAAAGTTTTATGTCTCCTTATCAACAAGATGTAATTGATGCAACATTATCAGAGTACGACACACAAGCAGCACAAGGATTGCAAGGTATAGCTGACAGAGCTACAGCATCTGGAAATTTAGGTGGTGGGCGTGAAGGTGTAATGGCTGCACAATATCAAAACAAATCAGATTTAAACAGAGCACTATTACAATCAGGATTATTACAACAAGGATTTACACAAGCTAATCAATTAGCTAACCAAGCTTTTGGTCAACAACAAGCTTTAGCTCAACAAGTTCCGCAATTATATGGAGCAGACATAAGTACTTTAAGATCAGCGGGCGCGGGTCAACAGTCACAAGCTCAAGCAGTTCTAGATGCACAAAGAGAAGCAAATAGACTAGAAGCATACGAGCCGTATGAAAGACTAGGCTATCAACAATCAGGAGTTGCTAGTATTGCATCTGGAGCACCTGGACAATACCAATCTATGGTAACACCTAACCCTACACCGTTGCAAACTGCACTAGGAATAGCTACAGTTGGTGGAGGATTACTAGGAAACTACGGTGATTATCTAAGAGGAAGTGCAATGGATAGAAAATATGGCTAATAACTTATACAAAAGACCGATGTTTAGAAAAGGTGGATCTGCTGAAGGTGGAATTACATCTGGATTAAAAAGACAAGGTTATGCAATGGGTCCTGGAACTGTTAAACAAAATGATTCAAGCAGACAAAGAATTATGGATGCTATGGGTATGGCACCACCAAAAAGAAATTTTAATGATTTTTTAATTAACTTTGGTTTAGATATTGCATCCAGACCATCAGCCGGTCCAGGTTTAGGTGGGTTATTAACTACTGCAGCACAATCAGCTAAAAGTCCTTACGAACAATTTGCTAAAACAAGAGACGCAGAACAAAATTTATTAAGACAGGTTGGTATGGAAGCAGAGATCATGGACATCAACAAAGAAAACGCAGCCGCTGCAGCAGCAGCTAAAGAAGCAGGAGCTATGAAAAGATTACAAGAACAAATAAAAGCTGACAAAGATTTATATGAATTAGAAAAAGGTGAAAACTTAAACGCATTAATTACAGCAAGAGCACAAGAGTCTATTGCTGATGGTAAATTTAACAATTACAATGCAGCAACTAACGAAGCTGAGTGGACTTTTAGAGGATCTAAAGAATACAAAGACAAAGTTATTGGTGGTGTATTAAGTGAAAAACAATCTAACGATGCTAAATCACGAGCAAAATTTGCTAAATCACAAGGTAAGAAAAATGGTGTAGGTAAAATTTATTACGATCCATACAAAGATCAAGTTTTAGAAGTAGCAGTTGTTGAAGGCGACTATGTTTTAAGACCTGTTGGTGGTGGTGAAGAAGAAGTTGTAGACACAACTACTGAAGTTGTGAAAGACAAAGTAGTAAGAAACCCAGGTTATATGAGACCAGCTAAACCAGATATAGTTACTCCTAAGATTAAAGATTTTATGGGATCAGTTGAGGAACAAGAAGGCGAATTTGGCACTGGAGCATAGGAGGTTAAATGGCCGAAGACAACAGATCATTAAACTCTGCAGAGACAAACAACGAAACTAGTTGGTACAAAGCTTTTGGTGCAGGGTTATTATCAGGTGCAATAAAAATACCAGAGGG